CGTCAGGCGTTCGTCCCATCCTTCATTTTTGGCCCAGCCCCGAATGGTGCGGGGGTTGATGTCAATCCCCCGCCCATGAAGAGTTTCGGCAATTTCGGTCGGTGTCATGCCCTTGAGATATTCGGTTTCCGCCAGATCACGGCACCATGAGGGATAGCCTGGGCGACCACGTTTTGCAGCCATGCCTACAACTCCGCCAGAGCTTTTACGAGCTGTTGCAAGTTGCCCTGGTCAAGGGACTTTCCTTCACGGTCAAGGCCGATCAGGTTGCGAGCCTCGTCATCATCAACCAGACCTTCGCGGTGCCATTCCGTGACCCGTTCGCGATCATCGGTGACCGATGTGATGTCCATTCGGGTAAAGCGGACAGCATTGCGGTCAATCCCAAGTTCGGTCAGCAAGGGGCGCATGATGGAAAGATAGCGTCGGCGCTTCGGTTCAAGGGTGAAGGTTTCGAATTGTTTCATCTGGCCTTCAGCTTCACCACCACCCCCAAGCGAACCGGCAGTCATGATGCCAAGCAGGCGCGGCGGAACACCATGGGCAACATGTGTGCGTTGCTGGCCGGTATCCATCATCTTGAGGAAATCACCATCCTTGATATCGCGTCCGACCTTTTCAAATTCGATCTTCGCATCCTTGTCCGAAAGCGCCAGATACAAGACCCGGTGTGCATTATCGACGCCCTGGAAGGAACGTTGGAAAAACTCCTTTGCCTGTTGTTTCTGTGGATCGGCCAGTGTGCCACCCAGAACCTTCAGGATGCCGTCAGGGATTGCACCGTTCTTGAAGAAATTGGCGTTCCACTTGACCGCATTGTGAACGAGTTCCTGCATCCCGCTTGATCCGATCCAGTCAGGCAGCGCGTAGTAACCGCCCATCGGACAGGCGGGCCGAAAATGCAACACTTCATCGGGTGCGAATTTGGTTTTCTTCGTCCGCCCGTAAGCATCCCGGATTACCTGTTGAAAACCGCCTGTCGGAGTGCGCTGCATATAGGCACCGGGCAGATGACGCAGGCGAAGCGGGCGACGGTCAACGGGGCTTCGAACAATTTGACAGTAAGCGTTGCCAAACGTGCCTTCGTCGGTTGCGATGGCCTCGAACAGCGGGCCGGTCCCGCTATCGGTCAGGGCTTCGATTTTGCTGACTTCATCACCCTTGGCATCGGACGTGTTTTCCATACCAAGGCCAAAGCCGCTTGAGGCTTTGAGGTGAATGCATCGCTGGTGGGTTTCGTTGATGGCGTAGAGGAAAAGCAGGGCTTGCGGGTCCACCGGCCAAGCTAACCCACCATCGAAGGTAGGTGCAAGAGACGGGGACAAATCAACCGCAGCCGAGGACTTGATAACTTCTGCGTCACAAACGACTGCGGCATCCTTGCCGCCCGTCTCTTGCATCGGCTTTCTCCAAAGTTTGACGACAGGGAGCAAGCCGACCTTAAGCCCGAAATTTGCCGCACGGAATAGGTGCAAAAGCCTTCTTAGCTACATAGCGCCGTATATAGCTAACTTCCTTGTTGCGGGGCTATCGCAGCCATTTTTCCCGTGCTTCTAATGCAATCAACACCACCACAATTGCACCCATCGCACGAGTGACAGAATGGCAAAGCGCAAACTGACTGAACTGCATGTTGACTGGATTTCTCTTTGCGCCCGCCCGGTCAACGGCAAGGGCGTTGTTTTGAAATCCGCTGACGGTCATCAGCCCATCATGTTTGACATCAAGAAATCAAACGATGAATTGCGGGTTGTGTACGGGATCGTTTATGCGCCGGGTGAAGTGGATGACGCCGACGCCGAGGGCGATTTTGCGGACGCCGATGTGATCCGCAAGGCCATGTGGTCCTTCATGCGTGAGGGGTTGCAAAAGAACATTGATGTTCAACACAGCTTTGCCCGCGAAGATGCCTATGTTGTTGAAAACTGGCTGCTTCGCAAGGGCGATGGCCTGTTCCCGGACGAACCTGAAGGTTCCTGGGCGGTTGGTATCAAGATCAACTCTGAAGACATCTGGCAAAAATACAAAAAAGGCGAACTGACCGGGCTGAGCCTGGCCGGATTTGGCAGCGGGAACGTGGTTGAAGATGTTCCTGTTTCCAAAGGCGACGAAGCGGGACTTCTTCAATTTTTCAAAGACCTTGTGAAAGGAAAACCAAGCATGGACTTGACCGACGCGCAGCTTGATGCCGTTGCCGAAAAGGTAGCGGAGAAGCTGCAAAAGGCCCAGACGAAGCCAGACGAAAACCCGTCTGGTCAGGGCAATCAGGGTGCGGGCGAAGCCGCCCAGGCGGCAACCGGCAGTGAAGCGCTTTCAGAGCTGGCAAAGGCCCTTAAAGACCTTCCCAATCAGATCACCGATGCCGTTGCCAAGGCGATGCCGAAAGGTTCCGATAACGGAACTTTCCCCGGTTCGTTTGGTGGTGACGACACCGTTTGCTAAGCGAGGGTTGCATGGATAAGCTTTTGAAAGCTCTGCAAGACCTTGCTTCGCTGCAAGTCACAGGCGGGCAGTTCCAGCCGGTGTTCAAATCGCTGGCCGATGCCTATGGTTCGGCAGATGTGGCAAAGCTTGTACTGTTCGCAAAGGGTCTGATTGGCCCGGAAGCGATCCGTGCGGGCAATGTCCTGACGCCCCAGCAATCCAAGAAGATCATCAGTCTTATTTTCGACAGTGATTTCCTGAAGAAAATCACCACCCAGAAAATGACCCGTCTGAAGTTCGAAGGTACGGTTCTGGATATCCCGTCGCGCTCAATGCGTCGGCGTGCCCAGGGTAGTGAGCCTGGTGATAATGACAAGGTTGATCTGAACAACTTCAACTACACCCTGACAGCTGAAGATATGCAGCTGTTTGCGGACCTGACCAAGGATTTTCTGCGCAACAATGCTGATAATCCCGGTCTTGCCGGTGAAGTTGAAGCAATGCTTGCCAAGCGTTTACGTGGTGAGCTGGTTGATCTGGCATTCAATGGAGAAGCGTCCGACTACGCGGGCGATGATGCGGCATTCCTGGGCTTGAATGAAGGCTGGGTCAAGATCGCAATGGATGCCAAGACCGCAGGCGATGCCAAAGGCGGGGTCATTGACCCGGCAACTGATGGCTGGTTTACGACCCTGGGCAACCTTTGGGAACTTGTTCCCGATCAGGTCAAATCATCGGCCATCATCCACATGAACACGGGTGATGCCGACAAATACGCCGAAGAGCGTGCGGTAAATGATGCAGCGATCCGTTCGGACAGCGAACGTGCCCGCAAGTATCTGGGGTATCCGATTGAGCCGGTATCAGAGATGCCGAAGGGTTCAATTCTGATTACCCCGCAGAAAAACCTTGTCTTCGGTCTTAACGGCGAAATCGAACGCGCCCGCGAGTACAACGCCCGTAAAGGTGTGCTTGAATACACCTTTGACCTGTCCGCTGACTATGAAATTGCGGTGAAGCAATTCGTGGTTATCGGTCATCCGGCAGCGGCCTAAGGAGGTTGCCGGAATGAGTGTTACCGCCCAGACCATTCGTGATTATGCCAACTGGCCGGACAAGGTACTTGATCCTTTTCTGGCCGGAAAGCTTCCAAGCGCAACGCGCCAGGTTCAGCGTGAGACATCCCTCAATGTCGCGCCTGTTGGCCTGGAAGATGAATGGAATGAGGCGGTAACACTTCTTTGCATCGCACGGTCTTTGCCGTTCCTGCATACATTCACACAGCCCGGTGCAGCCTATGCCGTTCAATCGGCCCAGAGCGCCCGGAACAAGTTTCAGTATCTTGACGCCGAAAATGTCACCAGCAGCGTTGAGCGCGCCGAAAAACGTGCCCTGGAATTGATCCATGTGATCAGACGGGCAACGGGCAGCGACGACGGCAGCGGTGATTTTTCGGCGGGCGGATTTTACATGGGGGCCATCTGATGCCAGGTGATCTTGAAACCCGTGTCGCACGGATTGAGGAAGCAGCCCGTGGCTTTCTTGTGGTCGCAGAACAAATTCACATGCTGGCCGGTGCGCAGACGCAGTTGATTGAGCGTCTTGTGCGTGTCGAGGAACAGCGTGCCAATGACCGCGAAGAGTTCAATCGCGTGCGCGACAAGGTTGATGCAAATGGCAATTTTGTTGCTGTTGCAGGCCCGGTTTTGGGCAAGGCCGCAACCTTTTCGCTTGGCGTTGCGGCGACTGTTGTTTCCGGGGTGGTGCTTTACATGCTGCGCGGGGGTGCGTAATGCGCGATCAATTGCGTGATGCCCTGATTGCCCGCATGACAGCGCTTGACGTTCTGCCTGATCCCGATGCCGTGGGCGCATGGACCGAACAGCTTGATTTCAAGCAGGCCAGTCCGAAGCTGTGGCCCGATGATCCCGATGCCTGGGACATGATTGGAAGCGTTGTCGGCTTCATGGTTGCCGAAATAGCCTTTGACCTGTTTGGCAATGAGCAAATTCGCACGCTTATCGTTGCGGACCTTTTGCAAAAGCCGTTGGTGATCCGACCTGAAATGTGGACTGAAGGGGCGATTGCCTGGACCGCACGTTGCACCCTGAAGGCGGAAATGGATGCGGATGCCGGTGGTGTGCTTGTTACCCAGCTTCGCTTCGAAATCCAGGCGGGTTTGTTCGTTGGCATTTCAAAGGTCGAAAGCCAAAGCCCGATGCAGGTCTTTGCTGGTGACGCCGAAGCGGTCGAAGAAGATGACTTCACCAAGATCGGGGAGGTTGAGCATGGCTAGCCTCGAATTCCGCATTGGTGAGCTTGAGCGTCGGTTGTCAAATGTCGCCAACCTGGGCGTTGTGTCCGAAGTGGATCATGACACCCAACGATGCAAGGTCAAGATTGGTGGTTCCGAGTTCGGCGGTTGGCTTCAATGGTGCGCGATTGCAGCCGGTCAGGTTCGCATGTGGCGCGCCCCGGCTGTGGGTGAGCAGTGCATGGTATTTGCCCCGAATGGGGAGCCGACGGATGCCAAGGTTCTGCCTGCAACATATTGTGATGCATATCCATCGCCCGGCAATAATCCTGATCATCACGTAACGCAGTATCCGGACGGATCACTCGTGCGTCATGACTTTGGTGCAAGTCAGTATGACTTTGAGATCAAGGGCGATTTTAATGTCAAGGCAGATGGCAAAATCACCCTGGATGCAGGCGTTGATATTGCCTTGGTCGCGGCGGGCAAGATTGAAGCTGAAGCCGGTAGCCTGGTTTCCCTGGTTGCAGCAGAGCTTGTCAAAGCCTTCGCCGCCCAAACCGGCCTGAGCATCACCCCGGAAAACGCAGAATTGTCCGGGGAGTTCAATCTTGGTGGGCCTGAAGGCGCACCGATTGCACGTGTCGGTGACATGGTAACGGTTGGTAGCGGCAGTTCTGCCGGTCAATGGCCGATCACAAGCGGTTCCAGCAAGGTCAGAGCGGAGTAACCGGCATGGCAGGTATGGACGCAAAAACCGGACGCAGGCTGGAAGGTGGGCGGCATTTGGCGCAAAGCATCGGCATGATTGCATCGGTGCGCCCCGGTGCGAATTCTGTACCACTGTTACGGTCGTTTGGATCGGAAAGCATGGATTTGATCGACCGCCCGGTGAACGGGTCGTTTGTCGTTGATACCTATTTTGCCGTCGCATCAGCCATTCGCAAGTGGGAAGACCGCTTGCGTCTTGAGCGCGTCCAGTTGAAGCAACCCCAGCCTGGGCGGGTTGCCCTGTATATCGAAGGTGTTGACACGGCAAGCGGCGAGAAAATCAGCCTTGAAACGGAGGTGACCCGTTGAGCGAGATTGATCTTGGCCTTCTGCCGCCGCCGCAGGCTGTTGAAGAGATTGACGCGGAAGAGATTGTTGAGCTGATGAAACAGGATTTTATCGCAAACAATCCTGACATGGCGGAAGCGGTTCAATATGAAAGCGATCCGGTCATGATGCAGTTTCGCACGGCAACCGCCCGCGAAACCGGGCAACGTGCCCGGATTAACGACGGCATTCGGGCCTGTATGCTGGCCGAGGCCGAAGGGAGCGATCTTGACAACCTTGTTGCTCTGAACGGAACTGTGCGCGTTGAACTGCGCCCGGCAGACGATAGCGTTTATCCGCCTGTCGAAGCGGTTATGGAAGACGATGACCGTCTTGCACGTCGCTATCTTGAGGGCTGGAACGAGCTTGGAGCGGGTGCCGAAGGGCATTATCGCAGCCTCGCACTTGAAGCGCATCCGGACGTGATCGACGCTTACGACCATTCACCGGACCCGTGCATTGTTGATGTTTATGTTCTGGCGGAAACAGGTGTTCCAGGTCAGGGCATTCTTGACGCTGTTACCGACAATGTAACCGACAAGACCAAACGCCCCCAGGGTGACCGGGTAACTGCCCGCGCCGCCGAAGTGTTTGATTACGAGGTTCATGCCAAGCTGACCATCCCGAATGCTCTGGGTCGGGCGGAAGCCCTGGCCGCAGCACAGAAGAACGTTGAAGAGCTTGTCAAATGGTCACGTGCATACGGTAAAACCCCGATGGGGCGTCAGGTATCGCGCAATCTGATCATTGGTACTTTGACGGTTGAAGGGGTGACCGATCTTGAATTGATCAAGCCGGTTTCCTCTCTCCCTGTTGCGGGCACACAGGCAGCGCGTTGCACCTCTATCCTGGTGGAGTTGGCAGATGGCTAATAGCAGCATGTTGCCGCCCGCAGCAACGCCTTTGATGCGTGCCATTGAAGCCGTGATTGCAGATCGTTATGCAGCGTTGCCAACACCGCACGAGGATATGCAAAACCCTTGGAAATGTCCGGCCAAGTTTTTACCCTGGCTTGCCTGGTCGCGTCGGGTTCCATTCTGGAATGATGCATGGTCCGAGGATCGCAAGCGCCAGGCGATTGACAGCAGTTTTGACCTTAACCGGCTGCGCGGGTTTGTTCCCGGTGTGTTACTGGGTCTTGAGGTGATCGGTCTGGCTGGGTGCCGCCATATCGAATGGCACGAAGAGCAGCCGGAAGGAACGCCTGGTACGTTCAGGGTTGAGCTTCCGGTTGGGGATAATCTTGGTGTTGCCCTGGATGCCAGCCAGCAGGCCGAAATGATTGCCGTGATCAATCGCATGAAGCGTCGGTCACAACACTTTGCTGTCGAAGTCCGGTCTGAAACAGATACGGCTTTGCCGTTTTTCGGGGCGCTCAGTGCGTCTAACGCAACTTCCGCCACCATGGTAACCGGCGACCCTTCTGTGGCGTCTGACGGAATCCTCACGGCCATTCAGGCGGTTGGGCGGGTATGTCATGTTGAAATGAGGGCTAATTAATGAACGACCTGACCCTTTCCCCTGTTCTTACGTCTGCCGGACTTGCTGCGGTTGCAGCCGCACATGGTCAGGGTTTGCAGGTGAAGATTACGCAAGTTGCGGTTGGCAGCGGCGGCTTTGATGTGCGTGATGAAAACGGTTATCCGTTGCCCGCAGCACTGGCGAAAATCCATCTGGATGTGGAGCAAGAGCGTGTAGATGTTTTCGCCGGTGCCGTTACCGGGCCGCAACAGGTTGTTGTCGAGGCCCGGATTGCCGCAGGTGACCCGAATTTCTGGGTTAATGAGGTCGGGTTTTTTCTCGAAGACGGTACATTGTTTGCAATCTGGTCCAGCGCAACCCTTAATCTTGGGTATCGTGGCGATCTGGTCCCGTGGGTTTTCCGGTTTGTGCTTTCCTGGACCCAGCTTCCAGCTGATGCGGTAACTGTCGAATTCAACGGTGACACTGCTTACGCCGATATTTTGGACCGCTTTTTGACCCACGTTGTGGATCCAAACGCCCACCCTGATTTCTTGCGCTACAACGCCCCGCGCACGCTTGAAGCAGGTTTTAACACCGAGTTCCTTGATCTGACCGTCGCGGGTGGTCTGGCGACCTTTGATCCGACCGCCCGTAGCCGGTTCAAGCATACCCTGACCGGCGCAATCCAAATTGCCAACCCGGTGACGATCCCGAACGCAGGCCCCGCGATGATCAAACTCACGCAGGATGCAACGGGCAACCGTGCTGTGGACTGGGGCACCAAATACCGCAAGGTTGGTGATGTGAATTACGAAGCCAATTCAGTCAGCCTTTGTCACCTTCAATACGACAGCGCAGATGACGTGATCGACGTTGTGATTACGCATCGACCGGAGGCTTAACCGATGTCGCTTTTGATGGAAAACAGCGTTGCAAAGATCGGTTGCGGCGATCCGGGTGATCCGATTGAGTTTGGAGCGCTTTTCGACGGTGCAGGATGGCTTGAGCGAACGCCAGCCCACCCCGGAAACCGCAGCAAATGGAAAGCGTCATTCTGGATTAAACGCACAAACCTTACAGCTTTCACTCAGCGTATTTTCAGCGCCATCAAAGGAGATCAGGACGAAGGATTTCACCTTGGTAACAATGCTTTCGCAATCTTCAAATATGTTGGGGGTTATGTCAGCGAGCAAAGCGTTGCGGAGTTTCTTGATGCGGCTGGGCATGGTCATTTCTTTATCGACTTTAATAACTCGCGATCCCCGACCAGTGTAATCTATTTCTGTGGAGAGCAGATTGAAACCACAGGGGATATCGGTAATTACGCGCTGGCAATCAACAGCGTAATCCGTCACAGGATCGGTCAGTTTGCTTACGCAGATGCAGCTGCGCACAAGCTTTATGCGATTCTTGCAGAATTTATGTTTTTCGACTGTGACAGACCTGAGGTCGAAGCAATCGAAATTACCGATGTTTTGCGACAGAACGCCTATGGTCAATGGGTGCACAAACGCTATACAGGTGCGTATGGTACTAACGGCTTCCATCTTGATTTCGCCGATGCCAACGACATGGGCCGGGATGTTTCCCCGCGCAATGTGTGCTTGCATTCCGAGGATATCACACAGGCATCATGGCTGGCCCAGCGCACATCCAAAATGGACGTGGAAACCTTCGAAGCGACCGATACCTTTAACCCATACATCTATCAGAACCTGTCGCTTGAGATTGACGACAGCTATCTGATTGATATTGAAATCGACCCGGCCAGCAACGGGTTTTGCTCGATCTATGGTCGCGACGGTATCAGTGGGTTCCGTCAGTGGATCGATCTGCAAAACGGATCATTCGGAAGTGTTGAAGGCTCCCTGGTGATCAGTGCGCTTGACGTAACAGAACTGAGTGACGGGTGGTTGCGATGTCATTTTGAAGTGGTTGTATCACAGGGCAAAACCTTGCAGGAATTCCGGGTTGAACTTTGTGATGCGAATTCGTCTGTCAACGCGCAGATTGGCAACTCCTTGCGCGTGCGCAAGATGCATGTGCGCGAAGCCAGCCGCGACTATGGCTATGCCCAAACCGATGGGTTTGCGCGAGGGGGCAACGATTTTGCGACCGTCGGGACCGTTCAGCAAGTCACCGATACCCCGACAAAAACCCACTTCACACTTGATCCGAATGTTGTTCCATCATCTGGAACACTATCCAAGGGTAACAGCAAATGGACGACAAATTATGCAGGTTATCCTGCAAAATGTGCTGCTGGGCGTGCTCTTTCAAAACATAAACCGTCACGGTTCAAGGTCACGCTGTCTGGGTCGTTTGGACCTGCAAATGGCGCAACAATTGGCTTGATCGGAAAGGAAGAAATCAACCGCTCTGTGTCAAACGACAGTCTGACAGAATGTGCGATCTGGGATAGTCGCGGTGTGACCTGGCACGATGGTGTTCTAACGACAGAAATACCGACATTTACGAGCGGAGATGTCGTTGTCGGAGTTTATCACCCAGTCGCGGGAACGCTGGATTTCTACAAAAACGCTGACACAATCCCTGCTGTTACAATCACCGGATTGGCTGTTCGCGACTGGTTTATTTGTGCTTTTGACCAGACCTATCAAGCGACACCAATCTATGAGTTTGATTTTGGTCAGCACTCATTTTCACATGGTCCCACAGAAGGAATTGAATATGTAAATACAGCGGCGCTTGCGTGCCCCGTCATCATTGACCCGTCCCGCTATGTGCAAGCACCGATTACCATCGGTGGTGGTGCGGTGACTTCGCTTTGGAACTGTTTCACCAACAAGACGCTGGTGCTTTCAAAGCGTCGGGACGCAGGATCGCAGTGGAGATTGAACGTTGTAATCGGTGGTGTTCAATACACGGTCGCGATTCATATTGATGGCACGCAGATTTTCGATGCGGACGGTCTGACCTTCACCGCCAACGGTTTTGCGCTTGGCGCTGACGCAGAATATCAGGGCACATGCGAACATTTTGTCCGTCGTGCCAGTCCGCTTGCCGGGATGGATTTTGTCATCATTGACAATCACGTATCCGGTCAGGTTTCAACCATCGCCCATAATTGTGGTGGTTCGATCCATCGGGCATGGGATATCCCGCTTGATGGTGGTGATATCCGCCAGTTCCACCATAGAATGCCCGCAGGTGATTACTCCCTTGTCAATGTAGATGGTCGCGGCAATGACCCGAACTGGTTCGCATCCACGGCCAATACGGCATCCATCGGTGGTACGTCAGTTGCAGGTCGGCATTTGCTCATTCTTGAGCGTGGTGTCGCGCAGTTCAGCAGCTTCGATGTTTACACCGGAAACGGTTCAGTCGATGGGCCTTTCATCCCCGCTGATTTTTCACCGCTTCTGCTTGATGTGGTGCGCGGTGATGCAGTTGGGATACCGACCATTCGTAGCCTCCGAGCAGGTGAAGCAAACCCGGTTGTGAGTGAATTGCGACTTGATGGTGGCGAAGCTGCAAATACGATTTCAGACAAATTCTACCTTCTGTCGAACGGGGCGAAGTGTGCGACCAATGCCGGAGAAACGGGCGGTCCCCACACCAATGCATCTGGTGGGAAATTCTATACCGGCATGTACGCACTCACCCCCGGAAAATTCGCAAAAGCGCGTTAAGGAGTAACAAAAATGACCACCCCGAAATATGCGATCTTTAACCCTGACTGGTCGCTGAACCGAACCGAAACCGGGAACAGCTTTACAGCGACTACTGGTCGTAATTTCACCGATGCAACCAAGCATCCGATTTCGACCCTGCTTGAACATTTCGTCAAGCCGATCACCCAGACCTCGAAGCCGTCAAGTGAATGGCAGGATGTATCCAGCCAGCCGGACGTTCTGATCGAGGGCGAAGGTGCAGCGCAGACTGCAAAACTGACTTGGCCAACTGCGCCGATCAGTCTGGATCAGGCAAAGGCGAAGCTCGAACGAAAGGTCAAGGAACACAAGTTCCGCCGTATGGCCGGGGGCATCGAGTTTGATGTGGATGGCACCGTTTATGTTGTTCAGACCGATACCGACAGCCTTGCACTGATCGACAACGTATATGAGTTGGCAAAGTCCAACCTTCTGGAAAACGGTCAGGTTGTTCGGATGCAGGACAACACTTCCCCGCTACTAACCCAGCAGCAAATCATCGACCTGAAGCTTGCGATCAGCGCTTTGCTTTGCGCCTGCACCGACGCCCAAACCGAGCGGGAATATGCGATTGACGCACTGCCTGATGACCTTCAGGCGCATATGGATTTTGACTGCACTGCCGGTTTCCCGGCGTTTCCTGAAGCCTGAAAAGGAGTTAGCCATTTATGGTAGCCGTCCCCCAAACCTATAACCACGGCGTTCGTCGCATCATCAATGATGCTGGCAAGCGCCCGATTGCCACCCTTAACAGTACCGTCATTGGCATCATTGGCACCGCCCCGGATGCCGACGCGGATATGTTCCCGCTAAATACCCCTGCCGCAATTCTGGGGTCTGACACTGCGGTTGCAGCCCTGGGCAATACCGGCACCCTTCCAGCGGCCCTTGACAGTATTTTCAAGGTGCAGCCGTGTCGCGTTGTTGTGATCCGTGTTGAAGAAGGTGCGGATAATGCGGAAACAATCACCAACGTCATTGGCGGGATCGACGGGGCAACCATGCAGCGCACCGGCATGTATGCCCTTCTCAACAGTAATGCCCGCCTGGGACTTTGGCCGCGTATCCTGATTGCGCCAGGCTTTACCCATGAACTGGCGGTCTTTACCGAAATGCTGATTATTGCAGATCGTCTGCGCGGATGGCCGATCCCGGATGCGCCGGATACCAATTCAGTTGCAGCGGTCGCCTATCGCGAGAACTTCAGCGACAAACGTGCATTTGGCCCATGTTACCCGCATTTCATTGTGCGCGGTTCTGATGGTTCTGATGAAATGCGCTGGGCATCCGCGTTCAAGGCCGCTGCCCTGGTCAAACAGCACTATGAAAAGAACTTCGCCTGGGCGGCATCCAACATGGTGATTGATGGCGTTATCGGCACCACGGCGGACATTGATTATGTCAATGGTGATCCGTCATGCGAAGCCAACTATCTCAACGAAAATGCGGTCACCACAATCATTCGTGATGGCGGTTTCCGCATCTGGGGTGTGCGCACCTGTGCAACCGGACATGACGAGCGCTGGCGCTTTGAAAACGGGGTTGTTGTTGATGATATCATTGGCGACAGTATTGTTGCTGCGGCTCGTCGCCTGGTCGATCACAACATTACCAAGACCTTCTTTGAAGACCTGGTTGATATGACCAACGATTTTCTATCCCAGAAGATCACTGAAGAAGTGATTATTGGCGGCAAAGCATGGGCAACCGGCGAACTGAACAGCCCGGCAAACCTGGCACTTGGCAAGGCGTTCATCCATTACGACCTGCAATGGGCAACGCCTGCCGAAGACATCAATATTATCTCCAACGTCAACCCGGAATATTTCACCAGCCTGTTTGAATAACCAAGAGGCGCGGAAGGGCGTAGCCCTGACCGGGAGAATGTAAACAGACGCGGAATGGATTTAGGCCATTCCTGGTCAAGCTTAAGGAACGGCATTCATGTCAGAACTGAATAACCTTAACGGCTTTACGTTGTTTATCGAAGGCGCGCGCCCGGTAGGCATTCTGAAGTCGGCAAAGCACCCCGATATTGTCGAAAAAACCCGCGAGATCAAAGGGGATTACCTTGCCGCTCAGGACGTGGGGCTTGGTAGCCTGGAAAAGATGGTTTTCGAGCTTGAGATTGAAGGTATCAAACCGGAACTTATGGCCCGCGTTGGTACGCATATCGAAAACCTGACCATCCGTGCCGTTGCGCGTGATCCAAACGATGCTGTCAGTCCGGTCAAGGTCACTGTATCGGGTCGCCTGACCAAGCTGGAAAGCGGGGAATGGAAGTCGGACGAGGACAACAGCCAGAAATATTCGATCACCGTTCGCCGGTATGTTTATACGGTTGCCGGGAAAGATGTGATTGAAGTGGATGCGGTGAACCGTGTCTGGAAGCAGAACGGCAAGGACATGTTGGCGGAAATCAACGCAGCCCTTGGCGTTTAACAAGAGGCGCGGAAGGGCGAAGCCCTGACCGGGACCAAATGATGATCGGTCTATCCTGAGTGACGACAGGGGGCGTGTTTTACAGTGGAGCAGCAAAGGACATGCCCGATATGACCAAAGAAACAGCGACCAATAATATCACTACCCCGAAATTCGATATTCCAGGCGTAAGCTGGAACGATGACGGTTCGGCAAATATTGACCTGGTAAAACCGATCAATATTTCAGGTGACATGACCAAAGTTCTTAAAATGCAATATCCCAGTGTGATCTTCATGAAAACGCACAACAAGCAGATTAACGAACTTGACGGCGAAAACAGCGCTATTGCGGAATTGTGTGGCGTCGCCCCCGAAGAGATCGGTCAGCTTGGCTGGCCTGATTACAAACGTGCGCAAAAGGTGTTTACCCGTTTTTTGGCCGGGGACGCGCCGAACTGGCAAATGCCGAGTTTGTAATCTGCTTCCTGGCAGATCAGCTTAACCAGGATATCGGGGCGCTTGAAAACCGCCCCATTACCTGGCTTCAACACTGGTTCAACCGCGCTGTTACCTATCGCAAGAAAGTACAAAAATCATGACCACACTGGCCGTTTCCATCGAAGTTGGTGCCGTTCTGAAGGATGGCCTCAAAACTGCATTTTCCGAGGTCGAAACGGCCAGCGCGGCCCTTGATCGCGAGATTGGTCAACTGAACCAGACAGCCGCCACCATGACCGGATGGCGTGAGGCAAAACGTCAAACCGCCGATGCCAGGGTTGCATGGAAAAGTGCGCAGCAACAGGCCGCAGAGCTTGAACAACAACTTGATCAGACCGCCAACCCCAGCCGTGAATTGCGTGCGGAACTAACCCGCGCACAACAGCGTGTCGACACAACCAAAACGGCTTGGCGGTCCGCCGCCAGCGAGTTGCGCCGGTTTGATGGTGATATGCAAGCTGCCGGGATTGAGGCCAGAACATATTCGGCGAACCTGAAGCATGTTGAAACGGCGGTTGAGCAACTGACCCGCAAGCAAAAGGCTCTTGGGCAGGCACAGGCCCGCGCCGATACTGCACGCGCTGATCGTGATGCCCTTGGTGGCGAAGTTCTTGGTGCAGTAGCAGCGGTCGGCGCGGTTGCCATGCCGGTCAAGCTTGCCATTGATTATAGTGCGGCAATGGCCGATGTCCGAAAAGTAACCGGCTTGACCCGTGAGGAAACGCTTGCACTGGGTGAGGAGGCGCGGCGGTCCCTTGCCGATCAGAAAATTGCCCTTAGTCAGATTGATACCGCCGCAATCATGGAGGGTGCCGGTCAGGCCGGTCTTGCCAGTGACGAACTGATTGGTTTTACCACCGATGTTGCCAAAGCAACTGTAGCAATGAGTTTCACCGCAGACGAAGCAGCAAACATCTTCGTTGGCTGGCGTTCCAGCATGGGGCTTACCCAGGAGCAGGCGATCAGTCTGGCCGATGCTGTCAACTACATGTCCGATAAATCCGGTGCCGATGCGGCGGGCTTGGCCCAGGTCATTGCCCGTCAGGGGGCAGTAGCTGCTTCCGCCGGGCTGGCGAGGGACGAAATTGTTGCACTGTCATCCTTCATGCTGTCCTCCAAACAGGGGCCGGAAGTTACCGCCACAGCCCTTAAAAACCTGACCGGCTCGCTTGCGGCCGGCATTGCAGCAACCGGACGCCAGGAAGAGGCATTCGAAGCGCTCGGGTTCTCTGCAACCGAGGTGGCGCAACGGATGCAGGAAGATGCCCAGGGCACCATTGTTGATGTCTTTGAGGCATTGTCAGAGATGGCACCAGAAGATCAGCGCAGTTTGCTTTCTATGATCGTTGGCGAAGAAAGCATTGGCGTGATCACCCCAATGTTGGCCAACCTTGACGGATTGCGCCAGAGCTTCGGACTTGTCGCAAACGAAGCAGCCTATGCCGGTTCAATGCAGAAGGAATTTGAAAACCGTAGCGGGGAGACGGATGTCAAAATTTCTTTGGCTGTTACTGCGTTGGGCAGTTTGGCAACGGCATTTGGCGAAACGCTCGAGCCTGCGGTTGGTGTTGCTGCTGATGCTATTACAACAGTGGCAAATGGCCTGACTATTGTAGCTAAAGAGTATCCTGAGGTGACTGCGGCTGTTGGGGTAACCGCTGCTGGTCTGGTTGGTTT